GTACATAAAAGCCGAACTCGGTGTTGGCACAATGGTAAGTCGTCCTGAAGATGTTGCTCCAGTTCCTTCTGCTCCGCCCGACATGGCATAGTATTTTGGTGTGCCTGTTGTCGTTTCAGCTGCATCATATTCTCTGAGATAACTAATATCTTTCTTAATCAAGAAGCTGTTCGCTCCTGTCGCAACTGATGTTGAAGTATAAACTTGAAAATCTCTAACAAATAAAGTCCCTGCTGGAGCATAAATATTATCTTTCGAAGCAGTTAAATTGCCAATCATTTCTTTTCTATCGGCATCAATAGGAATCTCTCTCTGTATTCTTAATTCTGAATTATCAATAAATTGATCAGTAATTGTACTTGAAAGTACTGAAGTTCCTACTTCTGTGTAATTTTGAATTGCTGTTGTGAGTGTTGCGTATGTAAATCCTGCCATATTAAGCCTCTAAAGTTGCCGGACCAGCCGAACAACTATTGCCTCCTCCCGATACTCCTCCACTTGTAGCAGTGTTCGTATTTACAGTAAAGTGATAGTAGTCATCGGTATTTGTAATGTCACCGCTTGAATCTCGTGTACCAACGGTAATCGAGTAGCCAGCAGCTTTTGCTAAATTCGCTCCTGTAACACCATCAAAACCCACTGGATTTTGATAAGCATCTGAATCTGAACTTGTCCAAATAGGACCTCTAAATCTAACCGTATCGTCCGTAGATCTCCCATGAGATTTTTCAAATACATTTATAATTCCAGAAGCTGCTGCAATCGTTTCAAAAGGATTAGGATCTAGCATTCTAGATACTTCATTTTCTTCTCTTGCGGGTCTTATATGTTCTAAACCATGTCCCTCTGCTCCAGTACCTCTTGTCTCAAGCTGAGGATGTTTTGCTTCATATTCTGATTTATGCACTAACATACCATTCCATTCTTTGATCATTTCTTTGTATGGAAATTCCATACCTGATCGGTCTGATATTGCTTTTGCGTATTTTCCTCTTGCGAATGCCATTATGTTCCTGGGTAATAAGTTTTAGGAAGAATATGAACACTTGTAGAAGAACCATCTTCTGATAGTGCTCTTGCTAATTCATCCTCGTAAAATAATTTTAATTCTTGTGCTCTTTGTGGAGCGTATTTTTGTGCTAAATAAAATGCTAATCCTGATGCCATACAAGGTACAAAACGATAAGGGACATCGGTTGCATCAGTATAAGTTGCATCAGCGTCTTGAATTCTTTTTACAAAGAAAATGTGAACGTCTTTCGATGCTGCTGTTGAATCGGGTGTTGGATATAAATGTATCGTTGTTTTGTCGACGAATCTTTGAACAAAATATCTAGAGGGTGTTCCTTTAGATAATTTATTGGCTAAACCAGAATAAGTTGCTCGATCCGTTTTTGTAAGTGCAGAATCCGCTTGAGTTGTTTCAGTTCTTCCAGTTCTATAAGTTGCTTCAAGAACATCCGCTACTCCATAGGTTGAAGTTCCACTTGTTCCTCCAACTGTTGTTGCAGAAGTACCATCGCCCGTAGCTCTATAGAAAATGTATTCAGCCTGACCTTCAACAAGATCAATATTGGTATCGCCTACTTCCCAGTAGTGCAATCCTCTATTTCCCCATTCTTGAAACATGACGTTTAAAGAACGTCTTGCTGTTTTTAATTGATATCCCGAAACAGATTGTAAGCCAATTCGCTCGTAGGCTTCTTCAATTATTTCATCTACAGCAAATGTTTTGTCGAACGTTACTGTTCCGGAAGTAGTATTAGCCATTCGCTACCTCCTATCCGTAATAAGCGGTCACATGTGTCACTACTGCGTTGGTTATCTTCAAACTTGTGTCAACTTTAATCCCTGTCCCTGGTAACATTATGCTTCCATGAGATGGAGTTTTGTGACTCGTAGTGTTTGTCGCTGGTGTATTAACAACCCATACTGCAGTAGTATTATCATTCACTGTTATTGTTCCAACCCCAAGATTCGTAGCTACAACCCATGAAAGTCCTAAAATTCTAGCTGGACCATTAAAGATTGTAGTAGTCGTGGCAGACGTAATATTAACGGTTTTTATATCCACTGGATATGTGCTCATAATTTTTATTCTCCTAATTTAAATGGGGCCGAAGCCCCATCTAAATTTATTTATTATTCAAAAACGTGTCTACTTATTGCTGTGTAGTGTACGTTTACTGCTTCAGCTGCTGCCGCACCCGCTTCAATTCCAACATATGGAATTAAATCAACATCGTTTTTCAATGCTGGACCTTTTTGAGTGTTCGCGTTTGTAGCTGAATAACTTTCCGCAATAGTTGCTTGAGTTGTTCCAGTCGCTTCAGTGCTACCAGACAAGGCAGAACCTTGCGCAGTTGTTGTTGCACTGTATTGCACACCATTTACAAAAATGGATGTTTTTCTATCGCTATCAATCGCAATTTTGAAATGATAAGGCGTGTCCGCTGCTACTGTAATACCTAAATTAGTTAGATAGTCAGTACCATTAACAGACTGAATAAAATACCATGGTGAAAAAGTTGACAATGATTGCCCAGCCGTTGCGTCAGTTGCATAATAGAAATATGCTTGGTCCGCATCCGTTTCAGGCAATTGATCATTAGTCAATTTTAAACCAGCCCAAACTTTTTGGTTATCAAGTGCAGGTAATGAAATTGAACATTCCCATTCAACCTGATTCTCAGTACCCCATAGAACTTTACTCCAAGCTGATTGGTTAGTGTCCAAATGTGGTAAAAGAATTGACTGATCCGCATCCGAACCAGCAGTTGTCATTAAGATTCCTGCTTGAGTTCCTGGAAAAGTAGTCAAAGCCGTTGTCATGTTAGTACCTAATGTTTCAAAGTCTCTGTTAGCAATAACGAATGCTGCCAAATCAGAAGCTGAATCCGCATCAGGGTCTATAATAGAAACCGCATTAAGTCCTGGTTTTTTAGCAAAAGATTCATAAAGATAATATCTTCTTGCATCTTTCAGCCCAAAACCTTGGGTTCTGTTGTGAACTACACCCGTAGATGCAGTTTTACTAATTAGCTGTACGTTGTTCTCTGAACGAATCGGACCGCTAAATGTTGTATTTGCCATGTTATAATCCTCCTAGATTATGCGAACGTAGTCTCTAGGTCGTCGCTATACTCGTCTACGTTCTTAATTTAATGTATAGTAATTTTTTATAGCGCAAATTTTGATTGAGCGCAAGGTATCTTGTAGTAAAAAGTTGATTTTTTGATAGCGCTTAAGTGGCTATCGAAACTTCGGCCTTGGCCTCGTTTATTTTAGTTTGAAGAGTGTCTGCTTCAAACTCTTTGGCAATGATCTCTTTAATAATATCCTGGATTTTTCTATTAATTTCAATCATCCTGATATTATGCTTCCCGTCCTTCAGGTGCTCCTGTTGCCACTCTAGTTCCAAGGACCTCTTTGTATTGTATAGGTCTTCGGTCATTTTTAACCTCCTCATAGGTTATCCATTTACCTTTTTTATTGGTAAATCCATCTTTCTCGAACTTTACCTCATTTTTTCCCAGCTTGTCAAGGATAGAATTTTCTATATCTATAGCTGTATCCTTACACTGGACATTAAAGTCAGCATAATAGCCATGATATCTAATTTGAATTCTGAAGTTTTTCATAGGTAATTTCTTACTTTATAGTCGAAATGAGGCGGTTTTGAGGCCGCCTCATTAATTTGTCTTAGTTGCTATTACGCACCTGGTGATCCGAAGATACCTCTCCAGTCAGACCAGCCGAAGCTGTATCTTTCTCGAGCTTTGTATCTAACATTACCAGTATCAAAATCGCCTTCCATAGCGGTTTTGATTGGTGCTCTAACAAAGTGTTTTAGTCCATTTGGTACATCTGTTTTAATGAACCAAGCATCTGTATCCGTTAAGTAATGATTAACCACATAACCTTGTGGAACCATTCCCATAGAGACAACTGCATTGATATCATTATCAGCTGTTCCAGTTCTACCGACAGATTTTAATAATCTTTCAGCAGTAAATTGAAGCGCAGAAGGAACAATCATTTTTCTTCCTTGAGCCGCAATTTTTAAACCTCTTTCATCAGTTAGCGCTGCAATGTCAACCAT